TTGAGTACACCACTGCTTTTGAAGGCAGTAAAACCGATTATTAAACAGGTAGTAAATAAAGTTAAAAAGATATTAGGAAAGAAAATAAAACGACCAAACTTATCTGAAAGAAGAACTACTTCTTATCGAGAGAAACGGGGTTTACCTCCTGTGAAGGAGAAGAAATAAGATGCCTATGCGGTAAAACCTGACCCATTTTAGGTTTAACAACAACATCTTCACAGAGATGATAGTAAGGAGAATCTTTAGCAAACTCAATTCCTGCTAGACGTAATTTTCCACATTCACGTAATCTTGCGATGTGCCAGTCTAGCTTTTTGTTATCAATTAGTTGCTGTTGATGATCTCCTTGTAGTTTTGCGTTTTTTAAACAACGCTCTTGAAATCTCCGATCAAGTGGCATAGAAAAAGTTAAACTTGCTCCGACATTAAGTGAAAAATTATCCTTCTGTCCTGTACGTGTACTTTGATGAAATAAAATCTCACCTTCATCGCTATAGACTGGGGAGTCGTACCAATATTCTCTAGGTTTTTGGAACGAATGTGAGTCAGTAATAAAGGGAGAAAATGTTACCATTGGCCCCTGACAGACCACTCCACCTCCATATTGATTCTGTATAAGATTTCCCTGTAAAGTTTGTATTGCCATATTTGTAAGTGAGGCACTGGTATTGGCTACTGGTGCTGCTGTTTGCGAAGTATTAGCTAATGCACTTTGCCCACTAAATAATATTATTGCGAGAACACTGAAACCGTTTCTGTGACAGATTCGAGTACGGTGACACGATCTATTCTGGTCTGGTTCGACATCCCTGGTCCAATGTAACTTTCTGCGTATTGAAAGGCTTGACCTGGGTTTGCAATCGTGACGTTTGGTTTTTGGTTTAAATCTGCTCCAGTCCATGTATAACTTACTCCATTAATTGTTTGGACCGTTTCAGACGGAGGTGGTGAAAGGGTCTCACCATCAATAGACAAATTCGTTCCATTGATCGTATAAGTATGCCCAGTGTTGAAATCACTAGAGACAATAGTTTCAGTAACATTTTGTGTAGTGCGGGTAGTAGCTGACATTGTGCCACTCGAGAAGTTAGGAACGACTGGCACAGCTAGGATCTGAGGGGTATTTAATATTAACAACAACGGCAAATAACGCTTCATCTATTTATATCCATAAAGTGTTTACACATTAAAAAATTAAACAAACAAAAGATAAAAGCTGCTATTGAACAAACAAGTATTGGTACGTGCATTATTTCGTGGTAACAGAAGTTATAACAGAACCAGTAGCAACTGTCCCTGCGTTTCCAGCAGTTAAAGTAACTGCCCCTGCTGATGTAATCGTTCCAGCTAAATCACCAGCAGTTCCAGCAGCATGAGAAGTAACGTCAGAAAAGTTAGCAGCTTCTCCTGTTGTTACTGCAGAGCCAGGTATCGCATCCGCCTGATTATATGATTGACTGAAACTGAAACTCTCACCAGAACTTGCATTTTGAGTCGCTAAGACTGTCCCAGGGCTATACACACCTGATGTAATCGTTCCATTTGATATTCGACCAGCATCATCTCCTATCGCAACATCAACTCCCGTTCCAGAAGCACTAAAAGAACTTCCTATCCTTTCAGCTTGAGTAATCCCAGCCGAAACTGTCAGTTGCGCTGAACTTGTGATGGTGTGTGTTAGATCTGCCTGGGCTGGTGAAGCCAACAGGAAGAGAAGTAAAAACTTCTTCATTTGATTCCTACGTTGGTGTCTTTCTTGTCTACTATAAGTTTATCTTTCTTATTGTTGCCATTTTTGCCTTTTATGTTTAGGCCGAAGTTACTAAGAACCCCCGACAATAAACCAGCAGCAAACGTTGTATCAATCTGTCTTACTGGAGTTCCAAAGTAACTCATCGAAATTACTCCAAGACTCCAAGCAAGAACTATTAATTGAACTAAAGTTGCAATCCAACCTTGACCACTTTTTTCTTCTTGATCTTCCATGTAAAATAAGCACTGGGACTAGTACAATAAAACCTCCCTCACTGCTTTGCTACAAAAGGGAGGCTTTATCGGAACCTTGATAATGGGGACTTAGGCTCAAGCCAAAACTAGCAACTATGTTTAGAATTGGAAAGACCCAGTTCTTTTTTTTATGCTTGCTATCCTTAAACCTATTATTTTCACCTTCTTAAAAAGTAAAGCAATTAAACAATTAGCACTTGATATTGTAAAAGCTGCTGTCAAAAAAACTGATAATGATGTAGATGATCGTCTTGCATATATGCTAGAAAAAGCTTTATTCCCAGGTAAATAAAATGAGCCAATATGATCCTTTTTGGAAAGAAGAAGACGAGCGTAGAGTATTAGAAATGGAAAAATGGTATGAATTAGATAACAGGTCAGATCCATCTCATCCACTACATGCTCTTTACACAGGTTTAAATGAAAAATATGGGAAAAGAAGTAATTCTAAATCTTGATTTCTTAGATGAACTTTGTGGTAGACCTTCTCCAGAAGAAGAATTTGCCATGGAAAAGTCTATTCTTGATATTAAACAAACACAAGATATTGAAAAAGTAAAAGATTATGCAATTGCTTTTGCTAGACAATCTCATCATCAATCACATTTCATTGCAACTTGTATGGAAAGAATTGCTTTTACAGAAGCAAAATTAATATCTAGAAAACATCGAGTAAAACAACCAAAAACAATATTTCAAAAACTTTCTGAAATAAAAGCTATATTATTTGATAAAAATACAAAATCATGAGCAACAAAGACAATAAAGACTTATTAGAAGTTCTTCATACAGAACTAATTAAAGAACTATTAGACCGTATTAGACAAGGAGATGCTAAACCTTCTGACTTAAATGTAGCTAGACAGATGTTGAAAGATAATGGCATTGAATGTTTACCAGTACCAGAATCACCCTTTGGTGATCTCATGGCATCTCTTCCTGATTTAGAAGCTGTTCATCCTTTAGAAAGATAATGACTAGCTTTATTGTCTGGATTTGTGTAGTGATTCTTTTATTTATATTTCTGAAAAATACTATTAACCACGCTTAATTTGTTTTGCAACCCTTACCAGAGAAACTACAAGACTTTAGATACTTTCTAATTCTTACTTGGAGGCATTTAAACCTTCCTGATCCAACACCAGTACAACTAGAAATAGCTGAATACCTTCAACACGGACCTAGAAGAAAAATTATTCAAGCCTTTAGAGGTGTAGGTAAAAGTTGGATTACTTCTGCCTATGTGGTGTGGAAGTTACGAATGGATCCACAACTAAAGTTCCTTGTGGTTTCAGCTTCAAAAGATAGAGCAGATAATTTCTCTACTTTCACAATGAGACTTATAACCGAAATGGATATATTAGCTCCACTACGTCCAGATGCCTCTCAGAGGAACAGTAAGATAAGTTTTGATGTAAGACCAGCAAGAGCTGATCATGCCCCTTCTGTGAAGTCTGTAGGGGTCTTAGGACAAATGGCTGGGTCTAGGGCAGATGAGGTTGTAGCAGATGACGTAGAAGTGCCTAATAATTCCTTCACCCAACCGATGAGAGACAAGCTTAGTGAAGCAGTTAAAGAATTTGACGCAATCCTTAAGCCTAATGGAAAGATTTGTTTCCTTGGTACTCCTCAAACTGAACAATCCCTATATGGAACTTTAGAAGAACGAGGATATAACACCTGCATCTGGCCTGCTAGATACCCACCCCTTAGAAATAACTATGGAGACAGACTTGCTCCTAAACTTCACCAGAGGCTCCTAGATGAGCTTGTAAGCCCTAAAGATCCTGTTGACCCAGATAGATTCAATTCCATAGATCTTATGGAACGTGAAGCCTCCTATGGACGTTCTGGCTTCTCTCTGCAGTTCATGTTGGATACTTCCCTATCCGATCAAGACAGATACCCTCTAAAACTCTCAGATCTAATAATTTCATCTGTTAATCCAGAACACGCTCCAGAAAAAGTTATATGGTCTAATTCCCCTGAATACACTCTTCCAGATCTCCCATGCGTAGGTTTTAACGGAGACAGATATTACAGACCTGCTCAAGAGTTCGGTGATTGGATTGAATATACAGGTTCTGTTATGTCTATTGACCCCTCTGGAAAGGGTAAAGATGCTACTGGTTATGCAATCGTAAAGATGCTTAATGGAAACCTCTTTGTAAGCGATGCTGGGGGCCTTATAGGTGGTTATGACGAACCAGTACTGACTAAATTATCCAAACTTGCTAGAGATCACAAAGT